TATGACCATTGTTGGGACAAACAGTTTACAATAGAAAACTAGTGAGAAAATAATGAAACACACGATTGAACTTGACCATGACCAAAGTGATGCTATTGTCATTGATTCTCTAAAGGAGGCGTATCGACTCAATGCTGATCCGCTCCCCGACGAAGGTGGAGAGAAATGGGTTGATGTCGAGTTTCTGGCTGCTATAGATCATGTCCTAGAATATTATCATAACTATGAGCAGAAGAAGTTATGGATTGTTGAAAAAGAATCGTTTAATAATGGAAAGAGTAACAAATGAACAACGCTAAGATTGAAGAACTTGCAAAATGGGCTGCTAACAAACTAAACGGTGGCAACTGGTATGATGAAAAATTCTATCAGTTCGGACACAAAGAAGCATGGATGAATATGATCAAAGAATTGATTGAAAGGTTAGAAGATGAACGACGCTAAAATTATTGCTATTACACAACCAACGATAACACTTCCGCCAAGCGATGAATTGTTTGGACAAATCCGCCCTATGACTGCCGAAGAGTTTATCTGTTATACAGCAAGAGTTTCTAATCCATCTAATCAGAATAACACACTAACTGCACCTAAACTTCTAAAGTATCTGATTGAGCATAAGCACTGGAGTCCTTTTGAGATGGTGTCTATCACAATGGAAATCAATACAACCCGTGATATCTCGCATCAGATCATTCGTCACCGTTCATTCTCATTCCAAGAGTTCTCACAGCGTTATGCTGATCCGACCAAGGACATGGCATTCGTAACGAGAGAAGCACGATTGCAGGATGCTAAGAACCGTCAGAATAGTATTGAGATTACAGGTGATAATGCGGATGATAATGAAGTGAAGAATCTTTGGGGTTTCTGGCAAAGAGAAGTCACACAGAAATCAAAAGAAGCATACAAAGAAATGATTGTGATGGGTCTGGCAAAAGAGCAAGCCAGAGCAATTCTTCCAGAAGGTCTAACTTCTACTCGTCTATATATGGCAGGGACGCTTCGTTCGTGGATTCATTACATTGATGTTCGTGCAGAAGAAGGCACACAAAAGGAACATCGTGAGGTTGCACTAGCAGCACAGCAAGAGATTCTAAAGCACTTCCCATCATTGGAAGAATATTGGTATCCGACTCCTCCAACACCAGAAGAGTTAGAAGCGACATACGGTGTTGAAAAAATTGAACAACTCTGTAAAGAACCTTGGTGGAGGTTTTGGTGATGAGTAAAATAGTTCTCGTTGAAACCGTGTCTATGTTCAGGCATATATATGCTGTGGAACTTACTGATAATGATCCACCAGAATATGCACTTGATGATGTCATTGACTCTTTAAATCAGGAAACTAAATTAGAAGAGTTTGCGCAAGAACACATTGAGGAGAATATTTTTTCACACCGTGTTATTACAGAAGAAGAATATCTACAATTATTTGATCAGCATCATCCATATGCTGCTCCATTATGGACGAACGAAGAAAAGAAAAAATATATTTTTAAGAACAAAGAGGCAGTAGAATGACAGACATGAACGTTTACCAGCAGTATATACATAAGAGCCGCTACGCTAGATTCCTTCCAGAAAAGAATCGTCGAGAACATTGGAACGAAACTGTTCAACGTTATGTTGATTATATGTTTACAAAAGTTTCAACTGGTCAGGGATGGACAGTTGACCAAAAGCTAAAGCAAGAAGTATTCGAGGCAATTTATAATCTAGAAGTTATGCCATCGATGCGTGCATTGATGACTGCCGGTAAAGCTCTTGATCGTGACAACGTTGCTGGTTATAATTGTTCATATCTACCAATCGACGATCCCAAGGCATTTGATGAAGCTATGTGCATTCTTATGAATGGCACTGGCGTTGGTTTCTCGGTTGAGCGTCAGTATGTAAACAAGCTACCAGAAATTCCAGAACAGCTATTTGATTGTGATACTATGATTACAGTTCGTGATTCTAAGGAAGGTTGGTCAAAGGCATTACGTATGCTTATTTCTTTGCTTTATGCAGGAGAAATTCCAAAGTGGGATCTATCAAACCTTCGTCCAGCTGGTGCACCACTAAAGACATTCGGTGGACGTTCTTCTGGTCCAGAACCATTGAGCGATCTATTCAAGTTTGTTATTAAAATTTTCAAGGGCGCAAAGGGTCGTAAGCTAACTTCTCTAGAGTGCCACGATTTGATGTGTAAGATTGGTGAAGTTGTCGTTGTTGGTGGCGTTCGCCGTTCTGCTATGATCAGTCTATCTAATCTATCAGATGACCGTATGCGTCATGCAAAAGCAGGAGCATGGTGGGAAGCAAATGTTCAAAGAGCTTTATCAAACAATTCAGCAGTATATACCGAGAAGCCAGACGTTGGTCAGTTTATGGCAGAGTGGCTCTCAATTTACGAATCAAAGTCAGGCGAAAGAGGCATCTTTAGTAGAGACGCATCTCAAAGAGTGGCACGCAAGAACGGTAGAAGAGACCCATCTTTTGAATTCGGCACTAATCCCTGCTCTGAGATTATCCTGCGACCTTATCAATTCTGTAACCTTACAGAAGTCGTTATACGAGAGTCTGATACTGAGAAATCACTTGCTAGGAAGATTAAAGTTGCAAGTATACTTGGCACTTTCCAGTCAACGATGACATACTTCCCATATCTACGTAAGATATGGCAGAAGAATACAGAAGAAGAGCGTTTGCTTGGCGTATCATTTACTGGCATTTACGATTGCCCGTTGATGAATGATTATAATGATCCAGAATTACCTGCAAGACTAGAACGTCTACGTCAGGTTGCTATTGATACAAATAAGGAATGGAGCGAAAAACTTGGAATTAATCAGTCAGTGGCCATTACCTGCGTCAAACCAAGTGGAACGGTTTCTCAATTGGTACTTAGTCCTTCCGGTATTCATCCAGGTCATGACCATTATTATGTGCGTCGTGTACGCTCTGATAACAAAGATCCACTTACGAAGCATCTTATTGACGCAGGTGTTCCTTATGAGCCTGACGTTACTAAGCCTCACAGCACTACGGTATTTTCATTCCCAATGAAGCTACCTGATTCTTCGATTACAAGAGAGCATGTATCGGCTATTGATCATCTAGAACTTTGGTTGAAGTATCAGCGCCATTGGTGTGAGCACAAACCTTCTGTTACTATTAATGTAAGAGAAGAAGAATGGCCACGTGTTGGTGCATGGGTTTATGATCACTTTGACGAAATGTCAGGTGTATCATTCCTTCCTCATGATGGTGGAACTTATCGTCAGGCTCCATATGAAACGATCACTAAAGAAGAGTATGAAGCAGCGATCATAAATATCCCGACAACAGTCGATTGGGATGATCTTGTTGAAATGGATGATAATGTAGAAGGAGTACAAACTCTCGCATGCACTTCTGGTAATTGCGAAATCTAAGAAGGAATAATAAATGAAGGTAGACGCAGAATTATTCGATCTTTGTAGAGAATTTATAAAAGAAAATAAAATTGAATGTTCGGAAACTATATACCAAACAGACAGAGTAGCTGAAAATTCTTTAGAATTTATTGAATCAATCTGTGACTTAATTGGATACCATGAAGAAGATGATGATGAAGGGTATGAAGAAGAAGATTGATAACACGTATCGATCCTCCTCTTCCCCTTTATACCCCTAAAGGAAAGGCTTTAGCTCATTTTTTAATCGATTATGGGTTTGAGCACGATTTATATTGGGTGTGTTTTCAAGACGAAACTGGTGAATGTTGGACTTGGAATAACAAAGATATAAAGGCGCAAAACAATATCACAGCAGGCAGATCAAACATCCAGAAAGAGTTAAAATGATTAATAGTTTAATTCCTTTATTGTCTTTTATGATCAATCCGGATTGGACAGTTACTAAAGACGTTCAATATGGCAAAACAATAGAAGAAAAAGCAGATTTATATTTGCTTAATAGTGGTGTAAGACCTGCTGTTGTTTTCATTCATGGTGGCGGATGGATGGCTGGCGATAAAAGTGTTTATGAAGGCAGAGCTAAAAAATATGCTTTAGCAGGTTTTCATACATTTTCTATTAATTATAGATTAGCAAAAGCAGACAAACCAGAAACTCAATGGAGTGCTCAAATACAAGATGTTCAGCATTTTATTCGTTGGCTTCGAGCAAATGCTGCCTCTTTGAGAATTGATCCAAATAGAATTGCAGTTTGTGGCGATTCTGCAGGAGGACATTTGTCTTTACTTTTGGGATCTTTAGATTATAATTATCCTGGTGATAGAAAAGATGAGTTGAGTTCATATTCTTCTAAAGCTGCAGCGGTAGTAAACATGTTTGGCCCTTCGGATTTATCTACTCCTGAAATGCTGAACGTTTTAAAAACAACCGCCGTATTTAATTATGGCGCAGCGCCAGCAGATGCATCGCCAATTAATTCTATTTCTTATTCTACTTCTCCAGTTTGCACAATACATGGAACAAAAGATTTATTGATTCCGTTTTCACAAGCAACAAACTTGAAAAACAAACTAGATCAATATAGAATAAGGAATATTCTAATTAGTTATGATGGTGGCCACAATCTAAACGAAGTTCCATGGTATGTTCAACTGTACTTGGATTTAAGAGGGTTGTGGTTTTTAACAGGTATACTAAAACCATAACTAAATATCCCGAAGGAGATTCGGGATGTCATGGATTTATAAAGGTGAGATAGTAGAAGATATTGGTAATTATATTGGATTTGTATATATGATTACCAATCTTCGAACCGAAAGAAAATATATCGGTAAGAAGAATTTTTATTTCTCAAAAACAAAACAGCTCAAAGGCAAGAAAAAGAGATACAAAGTAGAGTCTGATTGGAAAGACTATTTTGGATCTAACGAAGAGCTAAATCATCACGTAAACATATTTGGACAAGAACAGTTCAGAAGAGAGATCCTTAGATTTTGCACATCTAAAGGAGAAATGTCTTATTACGAAGCCAAATATCAATTTCATTATGATGTTTTAGAATCAGATCAGTGGTATAATTCTTGGATCTCTTGTAAGATTCATAAGAAACATTTGACTTTCTTAAAAAAAGGAGTATAATATGAAAGGTGGAAAAAAGTTTCGTAAGCAACTAATCAAGCTACAGAATCAGCTTGGTAAGATCGAAGGTAAGAATCTTTGGTTGCAGATGAAAAAGGAGAGTATGAATGGCGTGGCCACATAAGAATCGTCCCCGCAAGGGTCGCCGTAAAGTCGGCAGTCAGAAGCGTAAGGCTCGTCGCTTAAAGGGTCGTAAGCGTAAGTAATTTAATCAAGAAAGGTGAATAAGTATGAATAAGTTTTTTCTAGCAGCAGCATTTGTTCTCGGTCTATCAGGTTCGGCATTTGCTCTAACAACTCATGACGAGACACACAACGGTAAGACTGTTGCTGTTCCTGGAGCTCAGAAGAGTAATGGAGTATTTGCTCCTGCTGTTCAGGTAACGCCACATGGTATGGTTGTAACTGCTCCTCCAGGCGCTGACGTCGTTGTTGATAATGATGAAGGCGATATGCAGATTGATATTGTTCCAACAGGCAAGAAGCGTGGTCTTCTAGGTCTAGGGTTTTTAGGAATGTAACAATGAAAAAGTTGAATCTGGACGAAGTAAGAGAGTTCATTGTCAATACATCATTGTCAACCAAAATCTATATCGGTTCAGATTCAGCACGTTATCGTAAGGGTGATGTCTGGCACGCTGAATACTGTACCGTAGTAGTGGTTCACTATAATGGTAATCGTGGTTGTAAGGTGTTTGGACAGTTAGAATCAGAACGTGACTATGACCAAAAAAAGGACAAGCCACGTATGCGTCTAATGAATGAAGTAATGCGTACCGCACAGATGTATTTGGATCTTGAAGGGGCCATTGGTCAAAGAGACGTTCAAATCCATCTGGACATCAACCCTGACGAGAAGCATGGTTCTTCATGCGTAATCTCAGAAGCTGTTGGTTATATCAAAGGAATGTGTAATGTTGTTCCTTTCGTTAAACCAAATGCGTTCGCAGCTTCTATTGCTGCTGATAGGCTGCTTGCGTAGCCTATCTTGGGGATGTAGCTCAATGGTCAGAGCCGGTCGCTCATAACGGCTTGGTTGCAGGTTCGAGTCCTGCCATCCCCACCATTTTATAAAGGATATATTATGAGATATATTATTGCAATAGCATTTGCTTTGATTGCTACTAATGCAAATGCTGGTTTCTTGGATGATATTTTTAACTTCCAACGAGAAGCTAATCATCCACGTCAAACAAAAAATACTAAGCATTCTAAGCATATAAATAATTATTCCACTGGTGGCGGACATAACGCCTCGTGGTATAATGACCGGAGCGGACGGACAGCATCCGGTATGCGTCATCACTTTGGTGTAGCGCATAGAACCTTACCATTTGGAACAACGGTTTGTATCCACAACCCGTCAAATGGTAGGCAAGTAGAAGCCGTTGTAACCGATAGAGGGCCATTCGTCAGAGGAAGAACAATTGACGTTAATCAAAACGTGGCTCGTGCTCTAGGTTTCTCAGGAACCGCACATTTAAATTACCATCCGTGTTAAGAGTCGGTTGCACACAACAGAAAGGTAAATCCAAAATGAATAAGATTATTTTTGCTACTGCGACAGCAGTGGCTATGTTTGCGTTCAGCAGCACAGCCGAAGCAAGTCGCACTAGCCAGAATACTCAGTATTCACAACACGAAGAAGTATCTTTTGATCCAATTGGTGATTTACTTGGCGGACCTGAAAAGGGTTGGTCAGTTATGACTCCAATTAATCGTCGTGTTAAGCATTCTGCTTATCACAGTAAGAGATATTCTACATACTCACATCATTACTCTGGACCAATTTCTGCATCAATTGTTTCTTATGGACATATGTTGCAGCATATGGGTCTAAGAGTATCCGAACACCCAGCATTCGGCGGCGTTCATCATGTTCATCATGGTTGGGCGCATTATTCTGGGCGTGCGATCGACGTTAATGTTGGCCGTGGCGTATATGAAGCACATTCCGGCTATAGTCGTAAGTTCGATGCAATTGCTGCACGAGCACGAGCAGCTGGCTATACAGTTCTGTGGCGTGTTGCTGGTCATTTTGACCATATGCATATCCAGAAGTAATATAAGTATAAGGGAGGCAATGTCCGTGCCTCCCTTTTTATCATGGAGGCAACTTTGAACATAGAAAAAGAGGATAAGAACATAGATATCCCTAGTATAGAAGATCATCACTATTATCTTTTCAATTCAACTTTCGACGCTAATTCTACCGGCGATGCATTAAGGTTTATTCTCGCCCGTAATCTAATGAAAAAAGATCGCCCGAAGTTTATGAAGTTTATCATCAACTCTCCTGGTGGCGAAGTTCCTTCTGCGTTTGCTCTTATTGATACAATCAAAGGCTCTAAGATCCCGGTGTATATGTATGGACTTGGTGAAATTGCTTCTTGTGGTCTACTTACGTTTATGGCTGGAGCGAAAGGACATCGTTACGTTACACGAAATACAGCAATTCTTTCTCATCAGTTTTCATGGGGAACAATTGGCAAAGAGCATGAATTACATGCATCAGTAAAAGAATTTAATAATACAAGCCAGCGCATTATAGATCATTATAAAAAGTGCACTGGACAAACAGAGGCAACAATTAAAAAGTATTTGTTACCGCCAGAAGATGTTTGGTTAACGCCCAAGGAGGCAGTGAAATATGGCATCGCAGACGAAATTGTGGATTTCTACTGATTATTTCAGCACTAGATTTTGGATTATAGTAGAAGTTTTAGCAACAGCAACTTTAATTGTTGGAGTTGCTTTTAATTCTTGGAACATATATCCTTTGAATCTATATATAAATGTATTGGGAAATTTTTTCTGGTTTATGCTGGCATTACATTGGAGAAAGCTTTCTTTGTTAGTTATTCAAGTTGTTGTTCTTGGTTTATATGTAGCCGGAACTGTTAAGGTAATGATGGGAGTATAAAATGGCAATTATTAGATTTAGTGACGAAGAAGTATTTGGTGTTGATTCTACAGAGTATGAAATTCTAGTTAACGCAGTAGCAAATGTAGGAGAAACTCCTGGTGCTATTGTTGAGATCGGTTCTCGACGTGGCGGCTCGGCCAAGATGATTATTGATACTCTTGTTGCAACTGGTAATAATAACCGTTCAATGTTTTGTATTGATCCTTATGGTAATATTGATTATCCTTATACAAATAAGGGATTGGCATTACATTATGGGCCTGATGCTGTTAAGGATGGTGATGTTGATGACGCAGAGAAGACAACACCAATTAAGTTAGATTATGATAATGAAATGCGTAATCGCACAATCCCTTCTCTGTATTATTATGGTTATAACGCTGGCCTAAACTTCACTTTCTTTTGTCTAGAAGATACAGAGTTCTTCAAGCGTTATGCTGATGGTGTTCCAGTATACGATCAGCGCAAGACTCTAGAAACAGAATACGCCTTTGTGTTCTTTGATGGTCCTCATGACAATGCTTCTCTTAATGTAGAGTGCGAATTCTTTGTTCAGAGAGCTCCAGTCGGCGCAGTATTTGTCTTTGATGATATTGGTATGTATGATCATGATAAGGTCGTAGAAGAAAGTCATCTATTCAATAATGGATTTGAAGTCCTAGAAAAGGGAAATACAAAAGCTTCTTACGTCAAGCGTAAGTAAGATATGCAAATCTCCAGATTATAAATAATACATAACATTCTGGAGGAAACATGCTAAATTTTGGCGAATATCTGTCTGAATTAAAATTAACTCTTCAATATCATGACGAGTTAAATCCAAAGATTTGGAGAACCGAAGATAAACTAAAACCAGAAGTCCGTAAGGCTCTTCTGAAGTTTGCTTATACTTGGGCAGATTTTGCCAAAATTCCAAAGTCAATGATCGATCATGTTATTATGACAGGTGGTAATGCTAATTATAACTACACTAGCAAATCAGACATTGACGTTCATGTTATGGTTGACCGTTCTAAACTATTTTCCGATCCTAAGTTTGTAGAAGAATATCTACAAGACAAGAAATCTTTATGGACTCTTACTCATAACGTAGATGTTTATGGTTATCCCCTTGAACCATACGCACAGGATAAGACTTTAAAGTATCCAAAGAATCAAGGCATTTACTGCCTGACAAAAGATGAATGGCTACAGAAGCCTCGTAAGATTGATTATGATTTTAAGAACGATCATCTTCTAAAACAAAAAGTCTCTCATTACATGCATGCAATAGATCACATGATCAATTCTAAAATGGGAGTCGATGCTTTTGAAAATATGAAAGCTCGTTTTAAGAATATGCGCACAGCTTCTCTTCAACAGTATGGCGAGTTCGGTAGAGAGAATCTTGTATTCAAGGAACTACGTAATCGTGGTTACATTGACAAAATGAATAAATACGAAACATCGCTTAAAGACAAAGAGTTGTCTTTAAAATAGAACTTTTCTTTTCCTAAAATACAGTTTATAATATAAT